ATTCTATCCTATTTGGCATCATCAGTTTGATGACCTTATTGTGCTTAAGAACAACCAAGGAACAGAAGAAACCCGAGTCCGTCATATGGATTATGGGGTTGTGCTTAGTGCCTTCTTCTGGAGACGATTTAAAAATAAAGAAAACATAACATTCTTTGATCCCAACGAAGTGCCTGACTTATATGAAGCTTTTTATAATAATACAGCGTTGTTTGAACAACTATATGTCAAATACGAAAAGCGTAAAGACTTACGTACTAAAACAATGTCAGCTGAGGAAGTATTCAAAAGCGGCATTCTAAAAGAACGTACAGATACTGGCCGCATCTATCTTGTGTTTATTGACAACGTACAAAATCAAGGACCATTTGATCCTGAGTATCATACAATTTATCAAAGTAACTTATGCTGTGAAATCCTATTACCTACTAAACCTTTTAAGCGTCTTGATGATGCTGATGGCCGCATTGCTCTTTGCACACTCGGCTCAATCAACTGGGGAGCATTCCGTAATCCAGAAGATATGCGCAGGGCTTGCCGCATTTTACAGCGTAGTCTATGCAACATACTTGATTACCAAGATTTCCTAAGTATACAAAGTAAACTAAGCAATGACGAAATACAACCACTAGGCATTGGTGTTACTAACCTAGCATACTGGCATGCCAAGCGTGGACTCAAGTATGGTGAAAAGGATGCCCTACAAGATGTTAAGAGTTGGATGGAACATCAGGCGTTTTACCTAACGGAAGCAACAGTTGAATTAGCCAAAGAACGTGGTGCTTGCTTACATAGTGAGAAGACACGCTACGGACAAGGTACCTTCCCGTGGGAATTACGTGCTAAAGGTGCTAATGAATTAGCAGACTTTACTCCTGAACTTGATTGGGAGACGCTTCGTACTAATATGAAGCAGTACGGAGTACGTAATGCTACATTAATGGCTATTGCACCTGTTGAAAGCTCTAGTGTTGTTATTAACAGTACCAATGGCATTGAAATGCCAATGAGTCTCATTTCAACTAAGGAAAGCAAAGCAGGTAGCTTTACACAAGTTGTCCCCGAGTATCATAAACTCAAGAACAAATATCAAATGATGTGGGAACAAAAAGACTGTGCGGCTTATTTGAAGACTGCGGCTGTACTTGCGGCCTATGTAGATCAATCAATTAGTACAAATACATTTTATAATCCCGCACACTTTGCGGATCGTAAAGTACCAACTACATTGATTGCTAAAAACTTAATGCAAGCACACATGTGGGGTTTGAAAACATTTTACTACAGTTTGATTAACAAAGCAGGCAGTAAAGCAATACAAGAACCAACTCCTGATCAAACACAGATTAATGGAGTACAAATTAATGGCTACCATCACGAAGAACTAGAAGATGACTGCGAAGCATGTAAACTATGAGTAAAGCACAATATAACCTAAACACACGAACAGACTACTTGACACGCAAGATGTTTCTGGATCCAGAAGGTCCAGTTACTATCCAACGTTTTGAAGAAGTTAAGTATAAAAAAATCGCAGACTTTGAAACTACAGCACGTGGTTTCTTTTGGGTACCTGAAGAGATAAGCCTAAGCAAAGATGCTAACGACTTTAAAGATGCTAGTGATGCAGTCAAACATATCTTTACCAGTAACTTACTACGCCAAACAGCCTTAGACAGTTTACAAGGTCGTGGTCCTAGCCAAGTATTTGCACCAGTTATTAGTTTGCCAGAACTAGAAGCATTAATCTACAACTGGACGTTCTTTGAAACAAATATTCATAGTCGTAGCTATAGCCATATCATTCGCAACATCTATAACGTTCCGAAAGACGTATTCAACACTATTCACGACACTAAAGAAATTGTAGATATGGCAAGTAGTGTAGGCGCATATTACGACAAGTTACACATGATTAATTGTCTTAAAGAAACAGGTGAAAAAATTGATCAAAAGATTCACATCAAAGCAATCTATATGGCCTTACACGCCAGTTATGCACTAGAAGCATTCCGCTTTATGGTATCATTTGCTACAAGTTTGGCAATGGTTGAAAATAAAATCTTTATTGGTAATGGCAACATTATCAGTTTGATCCTACAAGACGAGTTACTACACAAAGGCTGGACAGCTTTCCTAATCAATCAAGTAGTCAAAGAAGATCCTCGTTTTGCCGAAGTGAAAGCAGAATGTGAACAAGAAGTGTATAATCTATACATGGATGTTATCCGAGAAGAAAAAGAATGGGCAAATTACTTGTTCAGTAAGGGGCCAGTAATTGGACTTAATGCAAATATTCTGCGTGACTTCGTTGATTACACAGCAGTAAACGCTCTTAAGGATATTGGAATTAAGTACAATAACCCTGCTCCAAAATCAACTCCGATTCCTTGGTTTAACAAACATAGCGATACAAGTAAAAAACAAACAGCATTGCAAGAAAGTGAAAGCACAAACTATGTCATTGGTGTAATGAGTGAAGCCATTGACTATAGTGAATTACCGGAATTATAAGATGATCACAGTATATAGTAAAAATAACTGTCCGTTTTGTGACAGAGCAGTTGCCTTATTAGAAAGTAAAGGTATTGAATTTAAAATAATTAAAGTTGAAGACGCTCCAGATGCTAAAGAATTCTTAATGGATCAAGGTTTGCGTAGTGTTCCTCAAGTATTTAAAGATGGTGTTTTACTTCCAGGTGGCTATCAAGGCTTGGCCGGTAAACCCGAAGATTTTTGGCAAACATTAAAAGGATAAGCATGTTAATCAACAAAGGAATCACCCCAGGTGAAATTGTAACAATTAAAACAACAGCAGGCGAAGAACTTGTTGCTAAATTAAAAGAAGAAAATCCATTAAATGTTACAGTTAGTAAACCACTATGTTTAACAGCAACTAAAGATGGAATAGGATTAGTTCCGTTTTTGTTTACAACAGATCCAGATGCTGATGTTTCTATTAATAGAAGTGCAATAATGGTATTAGCACCGACTGTAAAAGATGCGGCAGATCGATATATACAACAAACAACCGGAATTAAATTAGCATAATGCCAGCAGTAGCTAGACAAGGTGACCCAACAACAACCGGACATGGTTGTGATGGTACTACGACTGTAGTAGGCCCAACTGGTGCCGGAGCCAAGGTATATGCTAACAATATTGCAGTTGAATGTAAAGGCAATCCAACTGCCGCTCATACTATCAGATCAGGAAACAACTGTGTCCCTCACAGTGCAGTAATTAATGTTGGATCAGGTAATGTATTTGTTGGGAACATTGCCATTGCTCGAGTCGGGGACTCAACTGACGGCGGATCGATTACAGCCGGCAGTCCAAATGTATTTGCCAATTAAGTAGACATTTATTTTTAGCTCATGTAAACTAGGTATAAGTACTCTGTACTTGCCTAAAAGGAGATTTAAATGGCTACAAACAAATATTCAGAATTCACAGCAATAGTAGAAGCAATGGAAAGCGATTTCGAAAAGTTCTACGATAAAGAAGTTGGTGCCGCAGGAACTCGCGTTCGCAAACACTTACAAGAATTGGCTAAGTTATGTAAAGAAACTCGTAACGATGTTACCGCAGTAAAGAACGCTCGCAAAGAAGTAAAATAATATGAAAATTTCAAAAATACCTGGATTGGGTAGATTTGGAATTTTTATTGACGATTTAGATTTCGTAAACTTAACAGATGAAGAGTGGTTAGAGATTGGCCAACTTCATCTAGAAAGTTTAGTTACAATCATTCGCAATGTAAATCTAACACCGATCGAATACGAAAATTGGATGAAAAAATGGGGTACACCTCGTAACCTATCACTATACAGAGTTCTTAAAAAGTATAAGATAACCGGAGTCGATCAGATATATGGTAAAGATGAAGTAAATGGAATACCTGTATCTATTGAAGATAAAAATTGGGTTAAGACCTTACTTAATTTAGTTGCAGTGGCTGAAACAAAAGGAGCTCCCGAAACACAAATTTTAAGAGTATCTGGAAAAAAGAATGAACAAGGAGATCCTGTTGGTATGTTTGCTGAAGGCGAACTACGTTGGCATTCAAATGAGTCAGGTAACTTATTATTTGCTCCAGCAGTTAGTTTATTAGGACATCACGGAGTAGTTGGGAGTGCAACTGGGTTCTTGACAACACCTGACTGGTACGAAGAACAGACAGAAAGTTTTCGTAGCGAACTTGATGAGATGATCATTGAGCACAGATTTACACCTGGAAGAATTAATCCCGGATTACGTGTAGAACAAGACGACATCATGTATAGGAATATGTGTCCAGCACCAATCGATTTACCGTTAGTAATAAAAAGCCCGATTGGTATTAAAGGTTTACATTATAGCGTAAACACAATTAGTACAATCAGAGGCATGTCAGAGGCAGAATCGAAATCAGTATTTGATCAAATTGACAAAACCTTGTTTGTTGACAAATACATATATGATCATTGGTACAAGCAAGATAACGACTTATGTCTATTTGATAATTCAATTACACTGCATAGGCGATTAGGTGGAATAGCTGACAGACTATGCTATAGACTACAATACGACTATGGTAAGATTGCAAAAAACAATCAGCCATACTTACAAGAACCATATGCTTCGGAATATAATGCAATACGAGATGATGTTAACAAAGTTTTAAATATCAATAATGACTAATAATTTCGATGCTATCATTGTCACAGACACACCAACATATCCTAATTGGACTAGGGGATACGGTGCTCACAGAATAGCCACGCATTTAAGAGAAAATGGCTATTCTGTTCTTGTAGTTGATTTTTCTGCGGCCCTAACTATTGAGACATGGGAAGAAATTCTCAAGGTATCAGTTGGTTCAAATACTCGATTCGTTGGATTTAGTACAACATGGTGGCCATATAGAAAAGCAAAACATAATCAAAAACATGTAAACCTATCAGCTAATTTACGGGATCATGTTTCTGATGAATACAGACCAGAAGAAGAAACTAAGGCTAAGACATTTACAGAATTTGTAGCCATCGGCCAGGCAAAGATTTGGATTGACGTTATTAAAAAGTATAACCCCAAGACTAAGATTCTGTTAGGCGGCGCCAAGATAGATTGGTACCCAGATTTCCCAGCAGACCATTTCATGTCCGGATACTCCGAAGTTCAAATTTTAGATTTTCTACAACAACCAAGACGTATATGGAACAAACTAATAAATCACGACACTCATGCTGAGAGTAGAGACTGGGGGTGGTTAGATAGCTTTACTCGATATACAGAGTATGATCAAATACGAAGTGACGAGATACTTACACTAGAAGCCGCTAGGGGTTGTCGATTTAAATGTTTATATTGTGCGTTTCCTCTAATAGGGAAAAAAGATATTGCAAGTTACATCAAAAGTAAAGATGCTCTTTATAAAGAACTGTTAGAAAATTACGAACGTTGGGGAATCACTAGTTATTGGATTGCCGATGATACTGTAAACGACTCAACTGAAAAATTGCAGTATATGGCAGAAGTTATTAAACTACTTCCATTTAAGCCAAAATTTAGATGTTACTTACGACTTGATATTCTTGCAATGAATCCCGAGCAAGCCCAACTATTATTAGATATAGGTATGGTCAGTTGTTTCTTTGGGATCGAAACGTTCCATCCAAAAGCCGCTAAATTGATCGGTAAAGGCATGGACCAAACAAAAAGAAAACAAGCGTTATATGATGCACAAAAGATTTGGGGTGATAAGGTAAGTGTAAACGCAGGCTACATCATAGGACTACCTAATGAAAACTATGCAGACATGTGTGAAAGCCATGAATGGTTTATGCGGCCCGAATCTCCAGTACACGCTGTATTTTATTTTCCGTTAATGATAAACCCAGTAGGCGTATATCCAAATCACCCAACTAGTGAATTAGATCGTACTTACGAAAAACATGGATACACAATACCAGATTTAGAAAATCACGAATTTTGGTTTAAGGATGACGGAACTGACGTTTTAAGTTTTGCCAGGGCATTCGAAATTATTAAAAAATTTAATGATGATATGGACAATAAACCAAAACCAGTAATGGAACAGATACGATATGGTATGGGTAACAGCATGAAAGACCCCGTAATCGAATACTTTCCGAACTTAATTAGTATGCTTAAAAGAGACGCTGAAAAATCAACTAAATAGTATACTATGGCATACTCAGATAAAGTTATTGATCACTATGAAAACCCGAGAAACGTTGGATCTTTTCCAAAAGATGATCCTACTATTGGCACTGGCATGGTTGGTGCTCCTGCTTGTGGCGATGTAATGAAATTACAGATAAAGGTAGATGAAGATGGTATTATTAGAGATGCTCGTTTCAAGACATATGGTTGCGGTTCAGCAATTGCCAGTAGCTCGTTGGTTACAGAGTGGGTTAAGGGTATGCATATTGATGACGCTCTTAATCTTAAAAACTCCGAAATCGCCCAAGAACTAGCATTACCTCCAGTTAAGATTCACTGTTCAATCCTTGCAGAAGATGCTATTAAAGCGGCCGTAAATGATTACCGTAACCGACACAGCCAAAAAGAAAATTAAACAACTTCTTGCGCAACGTGGCAAGGGCGTTGGCATTAGGTTAGGAGTTAAGACTACAGGATGTAGTGGTTTAGCATACACTATAGAATATGTTGACAAGTACGAAGCTGAACCGGGCGTTACTAATTATGCCCAGCCAGAATTTGCAGTACTAGTCGATGCAAAAAGTTTAGTCTACCTAGATGGACTAACAGTAGATTGGGTCCGAAATGGACTTAATGAGGGATTTGATTTCTCTAATCCAAATGAACGTGACCGTTGCGGGTGTGGCGAGTCGTTTCGAGTTTAAACCAAAAATACTTGACATTTAATCAAAGTTATTGTATAATAACTGTTACTGTTAAACTTTTGGAGAAACATTTTGACTATGCATTTGGAAGGTCCGTGGCTTAGTACCACTGGCAAAAAGAAAGGCAAAAAGAAATTCGCTTCGGCAGAACATGCAAGAAAGGCTAGAGAATTGGAAGATAGCTGGAAAGAGCTACAAAAGAAATGGGGTATTGAAGCAGAAGAAAAAAAGCGCAAACGTGCTTTGACTGCTGAAGTTTGGAAACCAGATAACAAACCTTATAGCAGGTTTGGTACAGATGTCAAGCATCCGAGCTTGCCATTCACAGGCGGACCTTGTACTATAGCACCGCCAAAAGTGTACACTGGAACCAAAGTAAAAGGTATTGCGACCATGCATAAAAGCAACGCAGTACCGGTTTTTAGTGATGAAGAGGCTGTAGATATCTCTAAAATGAGGAGATAAATATGCCGATTTATAATAATAGTTGTTTACACACAGATACAGATGATAACTATATATTGTCCCCAAAGGGTTTGGGGCAAAAAACGATTTGGCTATTAAAGGAGAAAGTAAGACAGCCTAACAAAATAATGACGGTGGTAGCGACACCTCATCCAGCGTAAAGGAGAATAAAATGATACGCATTATCAAAACAGTAGTAAACTGTCTAGTTCTACTAGCAGTAATAGTTGTAGCACATCAAGCAGTAACACAGAAGTTTCAAAGACTAAAAGAAGCACGTGAATCAGTAAGTCCGATTACTGCCGATATGAGACAAAAACAATTAGATTGCCTAGCTCGTAACATCTACCACGAGGCCGGATACGAACCATTCGAAGGTAAAGTAGCCGTAGCGCAAGTCACAATAAACAGAACAGAAAGCGGTCAATTCCCTTCTGACATCTGTCAAGTTGTATACCAAAAAAATATTGTATACGAAAAAGTTCTATGCCAGTTCAGTTGGTATTGCAATTCAGCATCACTACAAAAACCAATGAATGGTCCAGTTTATACCGAAAGTATGGCAGTTGCCAAAAAGGTATTGTTAGAAGGATTCCGAATTGACAGCGTTAAATCAGCATTGTATTATCATGCAGACTACGTCAATCCAAAATGGGGTAAGAAACCTGTAACAAAAATCGGCCACCATATCTTTTATAACTAAGGACTAAAAATGAACGCACAAACACAAGTAATGTTGAATCAAGTTAAAACCGCAATTCATAACTTTTTCGATCCAGACCTTTGGGTTAAAAACATTAAAGAACATGCTCCACACTTGTCAGCAGAAACAATGGGTTGGATCGCTGTGATCCTAATGCATCTAGCAACAATCCCAACATTGTTAGCAGTTTTAACAGGCTTAACTGAAAAGATGCCTCCGGTAGACCTAGTCCTGTTTGCATGGGCTGGTTTATTCTGCTTTTTTATCAAAGCCGCAATTCAAAAGGACTTTTTAAACATCGTAACTATTGGATTTGGCTTTTTTGTACAAGCAGGGCTGATGGCCATGATCATTTTTAAATAAACCAATAAGATTGCACATAAAACACATCTCTTGTATACTTGTACAAGAGGTGTTTTACTGATAAATATCTTATATTATAAGGAGCATAATAATGCCATCAGGTTTTCAAAACGACACAAATCAGCTACAAGCTGAAATGTACAGAATAACAATCGATACATCTAACGCAACATATTATCCAACTGCGGATGGTAACGATAACGGCGGAGTCACGCCAACTGCGGCAGATGCATTTACATCATTGCCAACTTCTTTAGTTAAAGGTAAAGCAAGAGCACGTGGTAATATGCGTTTCCGCAATATCGTTAATCGCTTAACAGGATTCGGTGACTGTCAAATCCGTGATATTACAATTACAGAAGCCAACGGTGATGCACAAGCGACCACACTAGCATTTACGGTTGCATACGAGCGTCCAGGTTTTATTCCAGTTACTGGTACAGCTATTGACGGATCTACTGCAATTAGTACAACAGCCATCGCAATTAAAAATGCAGTAGCTCAAGGTATCCGTGATACATCTAATGCAGTAGTTCGTGTATACGATCCATCAGTGGGCGTAGGAGATACACAACAATCGATTGCAGTAACAACTACTGGTATGACTGCTACTCAAACTTTCGGTACTGTAACAGTTACTATCATTGACGAATCAACTTTATTTGATTAAGACTATCGAATGATTTTAGCCTGGTTACTGCTCCTTACGGGTTTAACAATATCTGCGGTTGCAATCTACTATTCAGTGGTAGGTTTAACCGCAATATTTTCTGCGGCAGTGATCCCAATTATCATAATGGGATCTGCTTTAGAAGTAGGTAAACTTGTATGTGCAAGTTGGCTTAAAGCCAATTGGGAACGTGCTCCACGTTTTATGAAGTACTACATGATCACAGCCGTGCTAGTGCTGATGGTTATTACTTCAATGGGTATCTTCGGATTCCTATCTAAGGCACACAACGATCAAAATTTAGTAAGTGGTGATGTTCAAAGTAAGATTGCCATCTACGATGAGAAGATCAAAACGGCGAAGGATAACATTGATGCGAACCGTAAGGCGCTTAAACAGATGGACGAGGCTGTGGACCAAGTCATGGGCCGAAGCAGTGATGAAAAAGGTGCCGAGAAAGCAGTTGCTATTAGAAAAAGCCAACAAAAAGAACGTGCTCGTCTCCAAGCTGAGATCACTTCCGAACAGAAAACTATTAGTCAACTATCTGAAGAAAGGGCGCCTATTGCCGCTGAAGTACGTAAAGTAGAAGCTGAAGTAGGACCAATCAAATACATTGCCAAGTTTATCTATGGTGAACACGGCGCAGATGAAAATTTCTTAGAAAAAGCAGTCACCTGGATTATTGTTCTTATCGTTGTTGTATTTGATCCGCTAGCAGTTATCATGTTGCTGGCCGCACAAATGACGTTTGGCTGGCGCAATGAAAATTCTGATGAAGGCAAACTTATACAAGACTCAGACGGTACGATAGTTGGTATTGTGCCGCCTACTCCAAGCATACAAGAATTAGATTCCTTTGTCGGTGAAAAACCAACAGCGGAAGAACTAGCTGAAATTGAACAAACACACACAGAGGAAGTTCCAAGCGAAACACCGTCGACTGCACTAGGAGGTGATATAACAGCGCCGGAGGAACCTTCAGTACCAAATACTGAAGAGTCAGAGCTAGAAAAATGGAACAAGATGGTAGAGGAAGCCGAACGTGAAGTTCTAGCGCAACAAAGTACCGTTGAGGAACGTGTAGCCAAAGGCGAAACATACATCGATAACACTGGTAAAGAAATTGCGTTAGAAGTTGATCTTCCTTTGGATGAATCAAAAAAAAAGACTTACATGATCAAGGACGAATCGGGACAGATACAGATCAAGGACCGATAGGCTATGTTCAAAATAGTGAACAGACTAGCAGTAGTCTTTGGGGCAGAGTAGCAGGACTTAAATCAAAGGATCAACTGCGTGTTGAATATGGCAGAGATCAATTTCAAAATTTAATAGTTGATAAAGATGCAGATCCTGATCTGTATAATTTTATCGAAAATATTAAAGCGAATGGTCCTAGATTTTATAGTTACTCGGAAGAACAATTAAAATATTTTGAAGAGTGTATACATGAACTTAGGAAAAATCACGGTGATAACACCACCGGACAAGTTGTTTAATTTAACATTGAGTTATCTTTTAGTTAAACCAAGTATTTTAACTAAAGAACAATTTCAATCAATTTTAAGCAAAAGCATAGATGACTTGAATGTCTTTATCTTTGATGAAAACGAAACTGATATCAGTTGGCTACTAAGCGTAGCACATCAAGTTGATTGCGTTATAATTGATGTAGATAACTGTGACCCATTGACTCGAAAATTCGTAACATTTTTATTGGCACAACCTAATAGCTACTATATAACTAATGACGAAACTACACCGTATAATTTAATTAGCAAAAACCGAATTTATGATCTTAACCAAATTGTTCAACAACTAGAGGACCAAGAAGAAGATAATGATGATATACAAGAAGACTAAGGGCACTGGCGTTACCGTTAAGGATAACGAAAATATTAATCAGGCACTGAGACGATTTAAACGCAAAGTAGAGGATGCCAAACTTTTGGAAACTCTGCGGGCCAAGGAATTTTACGAAAAGCCCACAACTGAGCGTAAGCGTAAAAAAGGCGCGGCCAAAGCTCGTTGGAAAAAGAAACTCGAAAGTCAACAATTACCTAAGAAAATGTATTGACACTGCTCTATAAATCTGCTATAATGTTATTATGAATACTGACATTATGATAGATTTAGAGACTCTAAATACAACTCCAGATTCCACAATCCTTACAATAGGTGCTGTGAAATTTGACCCGTTTGGGAGAGAACTACAAGAACCCGCAATGGATAGCTTCTACTGTAAAGTAGATGTTGACAGTTGTGATAGGATTGGCCTAACAACTAGTGACGATACAATCGCTTGGTGGGCCAATCAAAGCAAAGAAGCGCAAGAAGCCGCTTTTGATCCCGAAGGAAGAATTGATATCGTTGATGCATTTAATCAACTGTACAAATTCTGCTGGGGTGCAAAACGTGTTTGGTCAAATGGTAGTTGTTTTGATATTATTATTTGCGAGCATGTTTTCCGTAAAATTAACAAAGCTGTTCCGTGGAAGTTTTGGGAAGTTCGAGATGTGCGCACAGCATTTGATCTAGGTATCGATCCAAAACGTCCTCCGGTAACAGCCCACCATGCGTTAGAGGATGCATGGAACCAGGCAGTGGGCATACAAAATGTCTATAATACGCTACGAACTAGCACTACAAAAGATGGCAATTACATTGCGCCATTCGCAAACCAAAGGTAATAAAATGGACTCACAAACTAAAGAAGTAATGGACATTCTCCAGGAAGAGTGCGCTGAAGTTATACAAGCGGTAAGTAAGATCAGCCGCTTTGGATTAGATAACTTAAAGCCCGGTAAGCCTAAAACTAACCGTGAGCATTTAGAAGAAGAACTAGGTGATTTACAAGCAATGGTAGATATTCTACAAGAGCTTGATATTGTTAGTTTTTCTAATATTGAACGTGCGGCTGAAGCTAAACGTGAAAAATTAAAAATCTGGTCAAATATTTTTAAAAACGAGACAATTCAGAGATAAATAAAATTGTAGAACGCCGTAAGGGTTTTACATTTTTCTTGCTTAATTAAAGGAGAACATTATGAGCAAAATCATCGGTATCGACTTAGGTACAACAAATAGCTGTGTAGCAATCCTAGAAAACGGCATTGCTAAAGTAATTGAAAACAGCGAAGGTGCTAGAACAACACCATCAATCATTGCGTATACAGACAAAGAAATTTTAGTAGGCGCAACAGCAAAACGACAAGCAGTCACAAATCCAAAGAATACTATCTACGCAAGCAAGCGTCTTATTGGACGTAAGTTTGACGAAAAAGAAGTACAAAAAGACATTGACTTAATGCCATACACTATTGTCAAAGCAGACAACGGTGATGCATGGATCGAAGCAAATGGCGAAAAGTTAGCGCCACAACAAGTGTCAGCTGAAGTACTTCGCAAAATGAAAAAGACTGCTGAGGACTATCTTGGACACGAAGTAACACAGGCTGTTATCACAGTACCTGCTTACTTCAATGATAGCCAACGTCAAGCTACTAAAGATGCGGGCAAGATCGCCGGCCTAGAAGTTCTACGTATTATCAACGAGCCAACAGCGGCCGCCCTTGCATATGGCGTAGATAAAGCAGACAAGAAAGATCGCAAGATTGCTGTATACGACTTAGGTGGTGGTACATTTGATATTTCAATTATCGAAATTGCCAATATTGAAGGTGATAAACAAATTGAAGTACTTTCAACAAACGGTGATACATTCTTAGGCGGTGAAGATTTTGACCAAGCCATTATGGATCACTTAGTTGACGAGTTTAAGAAAGACAGTGGTATCGATTTAAAGAGCGACATGCTTGCCCTACAGCGTTTGAAGGATTCTGCTGAAAAGGCTAAAATTGAATTGTCAAGCACACAACAAACCGCAGTTAACTTACCATACATCACAGCTGATGCAAGTGGTCCTAAGCATTTGAATGTAACAATCACTCGTGCTAAGTTTGAACAGATGGTTGAGAAACTAATTGAGCGTTCAATTGAGCCATGTAAGATTGCTATGAAAGACGCTAAGGTCACAGCCGCAGACATTGACGAAGTTATCCTAGTCGGTGGACAAACACGTATGCCTAAAGTACAAGAAGCAGTTGAGAAACTATTTGGCAAGGCTCCACGTAAAGACGTTAACCCAGACGAAGCAGTTGCCGCTGGCGCCGCAGTACAAGGTGCTGTTCTAGCAGGTGACAAGACAGACGTATTGTTATTGGACGTGACTCCATTAACATTGGGTATTGAAACAATGGGCGGTGTGTTTACCAAGTTGATTAGTAAGAATACTACTATTCCAACTAAGCACTCACAGACATTCTCAACAGCAGAAGATAACCAACCAGCTGTAACTATTAAAGTTGCACAGGGTGAACGTGAGTTGTTTAAGTACAACAAACTATTGGGAGAATTTAATCTAGAAGGTATTAACCCAGCACCTCGCGGAACACCGCAGATTGAAGTTACACTTGACATTGATGCTAACGGTATCTTGAATGTAAGCGCCAAAGATAAAAACACTGGCAAGGAAAATAAGATTACCATTAAGTCAGATAGTGGATTGACCGAAGCTGAAATTGAACGTATGGTTCGTGAAGCTGAAGAAAACGCAGAGTCAGATAAAAAGCAAAAAGAATTAATTGATGCTCGTAATCAAGCCGAAGGTACTGTACATAGTATTACTAAAGACTATGAAGAATACAAAGGTCAAATGACTGAAGAAGAAAAGACCAAGTTCGAAGAGCAATCTAAGAACGTAACTGAGGCATGTAAAGGCGAAGACAAAGAGGCAATTGACAAGGCAGTGCAGGCATTTTTTGAAGCCGCTCAAGTTGTGTTTGAGAAGAAGCGTGTTGCTGAAGAATCAAAGAACAATGCTCCTAACCAAGCCGATACTACTGAGCAAACAGTTGATGCCAGCTTCACAGAAGTTGACAAAGACGAAAAGAAGTAATATAATAAACATGTAGGGCGCCTAAAAGGGCCCTACAAAGTTCTTGCTTAATAAAGGAGACTAACATGCAATTAAGAACTGTAGATCCGGCCGCTCTAGCCGCAGTGAGTAGAGCACTTGTAGGTTTTGATCGTTATTTCAATAACGTCAATCACGTAAATGGAAATTATCCTCCACACAATATCGTAAAGTATGATGATACACATTATGGTATTGAAGTAGCAGTTGCTGGTTTCAGTAAAGATGAAATCACTGTAGAAGTTGATCAAGATCAACTTATGATTACAGGTAAGAAGGCAACGACTGCTGAAGGTGTAGAATATCTACATCGCGGTTTAGCCGCACGTGATTTCGAACAACAATTTACTCTTGCTGAGTATATGGAAGTTCGCGGTGCTGAAGTTAAGGATGGTATGCTTAAGATTCAAATTGAGCGTATTGTTCCAGAAGCATTGAAACCACGTCAAATCGAAATTAAATAAACAAAAGGGGAGGCAACTCCCCTTTAACTAAAAAGAAAAATATGCCAAGTACAGATATTCAAATCGACGAAAAGATTAAAGTTACTATTTCAGAACCAAAACGTTGGAAAGTAATATTGCTCAATGACGATACTACTCCGATGGAATTTGTTGTATCTTTACTCATGGAAATCTTTAGACACAATCCGGAAACTGCTGAACGTGTAATGATGGACATTCATACAACTGGTTCAGGCATTGCAGGTGTTTATAGTTTTGAAATCGCTGAAGCAAAAGCAGTCGAAGCAACTAACCAAGCAAGAAACCAAGCATACCCACTTCAAATCAAATTGGAGGAAGAATGAGTCTAAGAGACCTTACACACGATGCACACAAAAATGCTGAAACACAGCCATTTGTAAAAGTTTTATTTTCTGGAAAAATCAATCCAAAGCTATACGCAACATTTTTAAAAAATCAGCACCCGTGTTATGAAATACTAGAAGTATGTGCTATGCCACATCAACTACTACATGGGCTTCCTGACATTCGACGAGCTCCGTCGATTCTAGCAGACTTCCAAGAATTATGGTCAGAAGCAGACGGTGATCCACAAATGCTTCCAACAACTGATCAATACATCAAATATATTCTAAGTATCAAAGATCAACCAGAACGTCTTATGGCACACATTTATGTACGTCATATGGGAGATCTTGCTGGTGGACAAATGATCGCCAAACGTGTTCCCGGATCTGGACGTATGTACCAGTTTGAAAATCCCGATGCACTTAAAGCCGCTATCCGTGAACGTATAAATGACGACATGGCTGAAGAAGCAAAAGTTTGTTTTCAATTTGCCGCAGACATGTTTAAAGACATGATGGAATTAGTTGAGTTTGTAGATGAGTAAAGTCTGGGATAAACTGATTGAAATACAACACCTTCTAGAAGATAATTTTAGTCGAACTGGGATAGAGATTAACGAGCCCGGAATGGAACGATTCAATCAACCTGGTTGGGTTAATCGTGTTTGGACTAGTTTTAATTATCGTCGAGCACACATAGATGTAGTTGATGCTCGTGAAACTAAAGGCCTTTGGATGATGCACTGTTGCATTTTCCCACATATACACAATCCTGCTCCGATTTATGGATTTGATGTGGTAGCAGGTAAGAATAAAATTACTGGCTGTTTCCATGATTATAGCCCTACAGTAAATGTAGCACATCCTATGTCAACATGGTTTGCACACGAAGTTAGCAAACTCGAATGGCGTAGAGAACGTGCTTTGCCTGATTGGGCACAGCGTATTTTTAGTAAAAATATGGTAGCCGCAGGCAACGTACAAAGCGATGAAGAATTAGATCAAATGCTAGAAATGGCTAAACGTACTTTAGCACACTACTTAGACACAGTAGGCGAAACTAATAATACTGTAGCTGACACAACGCACGAACAGAATTATTACGCAATAAATCAAAAACAAAACCCACATACTCCTCGTGTAATGGCTAGTTTAGGGCTAGATGAGGAAGATGTGCGTGTTTTCATACAGGAATGCTTGTTCCCCGAAATACGCTAAATATTTACTATGCGTATACTTGACATAATCCAATTAAATGAATTTGCTCCGCCGAGTGGGCAAGAAGACCTGTTTCAGCAATTAGCAACTATTGCCCAGGAAACACAGCCTGGTGATCCGTTTCATGAAAAAGCTATGAAGCTGATGCAAGCAGTACTTAAGAAAGTCGGTGATGTTGCTGTTCAACCTGCACCAGTTGCTCAAGAACCACAGCCTGCACCAGTTGCTCAAGAACCAATACCTGCAGAAGAACCAGTACCTGCAGAAGAACCAGTACCTGAAGAAGAACCAGTTATTGCAGAACGTGCTCCATCTAAAAAAACAGTAGCACAACCGGATGATTTAGTATGGGAAGAATATCTTAATACTATTGCCGATCCAACAGCGAGAGCAAAGATTGCAAAAGACCCGCATATTAAAGCGAGTATTTCAATATTCATCAAAGCATACGAATCTAAAAAAGAAACGGCTAGAAAAGAACTCAACGATCTTGCAGGCGACGTTTTAAGTAGAATCTCTAAAGATGGTGCAAGTGACAGCGAAAAAGAATCTTTGATTGCTATTTTTGCCACAAATAATGTTCCTGAAGAACATATGAAGTTTTTCCTACAAGGCGCAAAGGCAGGAAAAATTATTGACATGTCAAGTTTAGTAAATTCTTATAATGGTAAAATAGATGATCATGTAAGACAACCATATCGTGCTATTTTTAGCAAAGTTATTGGAAATTTCTTTAACCTAGCAGATGGTATGCGAACTGCCGGTAATATCGGCCCAGGTGAGGTTGCATTTGTACTGTTAGGTAATCCTGCAAAGAAAATGAACAAAGGCGATTTAGAAGTTGGTAATGAGTCCTTTGAAGTTAAAGCATCGAGCGATACTCCAGGCAAACCTAAGAAGGATGGAACTCCTGGCGCAAGCAAACCAAACGGTGCTGTATTCGGTGCTAAGGTAAATCAAAAACCAGCAAGCGCATGGCCTATTGTACAAGAGATTTTAAACAAGTATGGTATAGAGCGTACTACACGTGAAGTTAAAGATGCTAGTTCGCCAACCGGATTTAAAGAATTAGAAAGATTTAAAATTAATTCTTCGGGAATGATTGATTTAAATGCAGAATTAGATAACCTACGTATGCCAAAGGCAAAACGTGCGAATTTAATGGCTGATATTTTAGAGCAATTATTTCCAAAAATTGTGAAACAAAATAAAAAGGATTTTGTTCAACATGTCGCGCTTACAATGGATCCGAAAACTGGACATTTTCCAACAGAAGATTCTGGCGAGCTAATGAAGCTGTTAGCAAAAACAGCACTAACAGGCTATAAATTAGAAAAACATAAAGAAAATTTTATATTTTTTAATAAGTCATCTAGAACCTTTTATGTGTTCCGTGGTGATGAAATGGCTGAAGCTATTGATGACGGTACAATTCGTCTATTTAAAGGCATAGATTGGAGCGACGGACAATATCCTGCCGCACCAAAAATGTATATTGCCTAATTCCAAGTAATACGTACAAATAAACCAGCAATATAATTACAGTCTAGGTCAATGTAAATACTAATGAGACTTAATGGGGAGCGAATCCATGTCAAAATTAGTAGCATCATTTCTACTCGTATTTCTGCCAGCGTGTGCAATAGCCGCACCTCTTGCTGACTATACATTTAAAAGTCCAGCCTTTAGCGGTATTGGATATAGCAGTCATGTATTAACTATTGAAAATCAAGAATATACAAGACAAAAAGCATGGCGTGATCAAGTTCAAGCCGCATTAGATAAAGCCGCGGCAGACAAACAAAACAGCAACTTACAAAAGTTTTTAAACAACTTAGAATCACGCATCTATGCACAAATTAGCCAAAACTTAGCGGCTAGTATGTTTGCTAATAGTGGTGCATGTTCAACATCATCGAGCTCATACAGTGCACCTTGCGGATCATTTGATTTCGAAGGTAATAATATTACATGGTGGAAAACTACTTCTAGCGTAGTTATGCGTGTAACTGATATAGCAGGGAAACCAACAGAAGTGGAAATTCCCCTAAGCCAATTTCAATTCGGGAATTAATTAAATGAAAAAGACACTAATATCCCTATCAGTAATAGCAATGTTAAGTGGTTGCGCTATGATGCAAACTACTGGAGTACTGGATAAAGATCCTGAAGTTACTAGTCAAATGAAAAATGTTAAAAAGGAATTTGACACTATTCCATCACCTGCGGCTGGAAAACCAGTTAGCGTTGCTGTATATAGTTTTACAGATAAAACAGGACAACGTCGCCCACAAGCAAACGTGGCTAGTTTGTCAACAGCAGTTACACAGGGTGCTGAATCATTCTTAATTTCAGCATTACAAAATGTAGGTAAAGGACAATGGTTTGAAGTAGTAGAGCGTGTAGGTATTGATAACTTAACTAAAGAACGTTTAATTATTCGTCAAATGCGTGAAGCTTATGAAGGTGCTAATGCTAAACCATTGATGCCAATGCAGTTTGCTGGTATTATTATCGAAGGCGGCATTGTAGGCTATGATACAAGTACTACCAGCGGTGGCGCTGGTATGCGCATTTTTGGCATAGGCAAACAAACACAGTGGTCGACAGACACAGTTACCGTAAGTTTACGAGCAGTTAGCGTAAACACAGGTAAAGTGCTAATGACTGTTACTGTACAAAAGACTATTCTTAGTACAGGTGACAGTGTAACAGCATTAAAATTCTTTGATAATGCAACACAGAGCTTTGAGGCAGAAGCAGGCTTAACAATCAACGAACCAGGCACATACGCAGTTAAGGCCGCTACAGAAATGGCTGTAGTTGAGTTGATTAAAGAAGGCGCTAAAAAAGGTGTGTGGGACTATAAACAAGAGCCAATTCCGGCGATGATTATCCCCCCAGCACCTATAGTACCTGCTCCCGTAATCAGCAGTGAAGCTAAACAAGAAGTTAAAGTAGAGGAGAAGAAAGATGTCGTGGTTCAATCGCAAACCCAATCCGAAACCAAAACAGAAGCCGCACCCAGTGCCGCCCCAAAAGAGTTAGAAAAGTTACCAAGTGAAGTGACCTTGAAAGAAGCAGAATACATTTATAAAGAGCCTAATGAAAAGAGTCAAAAAACTTGGCAGTTTAAGAAAGGAACCGTAGTAACAATCGTAGGAGCAGAAGGCGATTGGATCGAGGTTAGAGACGCAGAGAAGCGTAAAGGATTTGTTAAGAAGGATGTACTTATTAACAAACAATAAGGTGTTGTTTTTCCAACAGTGTAAATTTTTTTACACCTAAAGATAACGGAAAAATAACAGCAGAGTATAATTTATTAAGATGTAACATTAAATAATTTTGTAGCGAGAACATAACCGAGGAGAGATCCTCAAGGAACTTGATTGTGAATAGAAAGCAATCATTTTATGAAGATGGATAAAAGTATGAAAGGCGCTGGTGGGTTGTCGAGAAAATTACTCACTATTCTGGTGTTGTCTGCAATGTCAACATTGGGACATGCGGCTGATAATAGCATTTACATTGACCAATCTGGCGATTTCGCTAACGTTACGATTAATCAAGACGGGGCTGGTAACCAAGTAAAAGGCTTAACATCAGCAGTTTCTACAAACAGTTCAACTGATCCTGCTCTTATTAGAGGTGATGGTGTTAATGTTAATATTAACCAAACTGGAAGTAATAACAAACTAGGTTTAGGAATTGATGCTACTATGGGTACTAGCAAGAGTGTTGATTTAACTTATAGTACCGTTAATAGCAGTAACATAAGTGGAAGCAACAACTTGGCAACATTCCAGCTAGGTACTAGTAGTGCAAGAGCAATTGACACGATTGTTAATGTTACACAACTAAACGGTGGTAACACAGCATACGTAACAATGACCGGCAGTGATAATCAGTTAACTGCTACACAAAGCGGTGGTAGTGCTACATTGATTTCTAGTGTGGCTGCAACAGGTACTAGACAAGATATTACAACAGCCGGTGGTACTGGTAACTCTGTTACTACAAACTTAACTGGCGATAACGGTAATGTTTATGTTAACGTAATGGGTGCAACTAACACCATTGATATTGCTCAAAGTGGTGCTGGCGGCTCGACAGGGCATCAAGCATGGATGGATATCAATGGAACAGGTAATAGTGTAACATTAGCACAATCTGGAAATAATCAGGCTAACGTGTTTAATTTAAGAGTCGGTAGTGCTGGAACAGCATCTAACACTAATACATATAATATAACACAAACTGCTAGATAATGTAAACGGGGTAACCCGTTTACATTTCTAATAAAAGGTGATGAATGAAATTCCAAAATACGCTGATTCTAATCTCGATGTTTATCTCGCAGATATCTTACGGTGCAATAGGAACCGTAACGGAACAGGTCAATACCCCTGCATCGATACAGAGAAAAAATCAAACGCTCACTGGTGCAAAAGGTACTGGTGTGGAAATGGACGATGCAATCAAAACTCAATCAGGGAAGTTAGGAATAACATTCCAGGATGATACCCGAGTTCAGGTTAACGAAAATAGTAAACTTGTTATTGACGATTTTGTATACGATCCTAAAACAAAAACTGGTAAACTAGGTGCCAAGATTGCACTCGGTACTGTTCGCTATGCTAGCGGACAAATTGCTAAAAACGCACCACAGAACGTAGCACTAAGTACACCAACGGCAACTGTAGCAGTACGTGGTACAGACTTTACAGCCTCAGTAGACGAACTGGGCCAAAGCACATTTGTATTATTACCTAGCTGTCCAACTGATCGCCCGACCCGCACACTTAAAGATATTGAATCAACATGTAAAGTTGGACAGATTGAAATTTTTACAGAAATGGGTAGTGTTATTTTAAATCAGCCATTCCAAGCAACTAAAGTCACCACCAGGATGTTAGCACCTAGTAAACCTGTAACACTACAACTTAGTGAAAATGCAATTGAAACACTGCTGATGTCCACTCCTGAAGAACTGAAAGCTAGTAAAGAAGATAATCGTAGAATAATGAAAGGACCATTAGACGTTGATTTTCTTAAAGAGCAAGGTCTTACTAATGCGTTAGATGATAGCGCAAAACAGTTTTATCAAGATCGTCTTAGTCAAAACTTTTTAGACAACAGTTTCTTAGCAAACTTATTTGATATAATGGGTAATCAACTTAACGAAAAATTATTAGCTGAAGTTGATAGTATGTTGCCAGACTATAAAAAATCCAGTGGTATTACTGTAAGTAAAGATGATCCAACTGTGTCATTATGTCGTGACAACGGTGCTGACCGCATTTGTATTACTACTCCGCAAACACAAAACTCAACGCTATATATGACACAAAATAATATAGAGTTTAAAAATCGTGTTAACCAAGGCGGTAACACTATCATTACTATTGTACAAAAATGATAATAACAACAAAGACTGATCAGCGTAACGAACAAATAAAAGACTACTGGCGTAGATTTCACGCTGAAAAACAAGCTCTTTATAAAAAACAAATAATAAAGGGCTGTATTATCGCACCATTTATTTTTTTGTTACCATATATCTTTGCAATTTTGTTAGTATTGATATCGGGAAAATCTTTTGCTACTGGCTTAGTAGACTTAAAGTTTGGACAATCACAGATAGCAGACAGTCAATGGAACGTACAGGCTTGTACACAAACAGCGACTTGCCAAATCTATAGTAAGAATCCTGGAACAGTATATAAGATTCCTTGGTGGAGTGGACAACTTGCATGGTCGACTGGCGACTATGTTGCTTTTGTAACTACTGGCGATGCTACTAATCCTTACAACGCTATCCAATACAATGCTAATGGCACACAGAAAGCAGTAATGGGTACTGGACATATTATTAACATGGGTGCGGACTATTTCTTCTTTGTTGGTAATGATAACGATACCGGGCAGTTGTTTAGTATGACACAGGGTTTCGCTAACACAAGCGGAGTTACATGGACTGGGACATTAAATCCTACAGTAACACAGGTTAATACATACGCTACTAATGGATCAACAACACCACTTGCGGCAGGACAAACTGTAGCACCTTCTGCTCCTGTAAGAACAGTAACAGGAACAGCAGTAACATATACAACAAGAAATGTAGTAAGCGGTAACACTACTACAGTCTATCGTACTCCCGTAACTACGACAACATACAGTGATAATACAACATCTAGTAGCAACGGAACCGAAACACTTTATCAAACTCGTGTTACATCTAACGTAGTAACTACTAAAGTTGTTAACGGCGTACTAACAACCACTACAACTCCTATCACTAAAGTTACAACTAATGGTGTAACTACAGTTGAAGCTAACGGTCAAGCAACTACTACAACACAAAATGTACTACAGGGATTAATTTTCAAAGTACATGACTTTGATGCTTACACTTATAGTTGCGGAATATTTGGCTGTGTTAGAAATTTATTAGGGCCATATCGTGTGCCCAGTCTAACTCCAGGTAACTACAGTACAAACTATACAGGCAGAACTACTAACGGTATCTATGTTCCAACTAACGGATCATTTCCAAATATGGGAGACGGAACACTTGTAGCTTATACAGGAACTATCACAGCTCCAATAACAACTGGGCATCCTGCTGGCAGTGTTTATAGATTATATTTTTACAGTAATAGCGATGACGGATTTGTACTAGACATAAACGGCAGTAGAATAATTAATGATCAATCAACTAATCAGTGGCAAAGTGTATTTGGTTATACTGCTTCGGGATGGATCGACGTAGTTGCTGGACAAACATACAATCTCGATGCGTGGTATTGGCAAGACTTAGGCGGGTACGGAATGAAGTTCTATTGGGACTATGGTGCTGGCCGGATGTTAGTTCCTAACTCGGCATTTACCACAGGACGTATTGTAGAAACAACTACTATTGATACTACTGGTGTTTCTTATTCTAATGTTAATTTAATAGATATGTCGGGCACTTCGGTTTCAATGTATCCAGATTATGTTACAATTGGTAATGGTACTACAGGCGAAATGATATTTGGATCTGGAAGTGCAGTTACTATTAATCAACAGACTAAAGTTGATGTGTGGACTAACAAAACAATCACCGATGGTAATAAAATTTACATTGACCAAGTTAGTGGAAGTAACAATACAGTTACTATGGACCAGGATGGCAATAAGAATTTAATCAATGCTACTATTAATGGAAATAGCAATAATATAATATCTAAACAAGGTACTATTGGCACAGGACAAAACGAGATTAGAATTAACCTCGTTGGAGACAGTAACACACTAGATATCAAACAAGCAAGAACTACACAGGGGACTGCCATAGGCACAAACGGACACTATCAAAATGTAGATGTCACCGGCTATAATAACACAGTTACTACACAACAAACTAACACAGGCGGTGTCGGTGGCCACTACATGGAAACTACAGTTAACGGTAATCAAAATAATATTACTGCTCGTCAAACAGATAACGGTAATAAAATAATGTTTACCAGCATCACTGGCAATAACAACACAGTTGACGCTGTACAGAAAGGTACAGGACAACATTATTTAGATACCAAGTTAACTGGCAATAGCAACAGCGTTTCAGCAGTTCAAGAAGGAACAACAGCTAATCGTGCTACGTTAGACTTGACTAATGCAGGCGGCCCGGCTAGTGTCATTTTACAGCAGAACGGTGGACAAAATGTTACTGTTACAACATCCTGCGCTACCGCCGGCGGATGTGCGCCAATCACCATAAGACAAGGCTATTAATCCTGTAATATTGCTGTAATTTCTAATATGCTAAATAGTAGCATATAATGAAAGGACACACACTATGGGTATACTAGAAGTAGTAGTATATGGATTTTTCACAGCGTTTGGATGGTGGGGCGCAAATCATTATGTAATTGAGCCTTACTTTCCTCCCCCGATTGAACGAAAAGTCGAGAAGAAAGATGACCAAAAATGATCGATTATCTAACAACATTTCTTGCAATTTTCTTACTAGATGTTGTTTATACTTACTACCTAAGATGCGTAGCTGACGATAATGTATTAGGTGCGAGCTTTTGGTCAGTTGCTTGTTACATTTTAGGAAGTATAGCAGTTATAAATTATACAACTAATCATTGGTTAGTTATACCAGCAATAGCCGGAGCATTTTGTGGAACATATGTTGGTATGAAAATTAAAAAGAATGTTGTATCATGAAACCTACCATAGCCCTGTTCTTGTACGATCCAAAGTGTTCAGTGCAATGTGGCAATGGCATGATACACGCATTGCAATCAGATTACAATTTTAAAATTTTCACCATCAATCCACTTGAAGATAGTTTCTTTGACGATGTGGATATAATAGCAGTTCCTGGTGGTATAGGTGATGCCGCATCATTTGATCGCGCATTTAAACATAATAAACATCGTGTTAAGAAATTTGTCCAGGCCGGTGGCAAATATTTAGGTATCTGTATGGGTGCTTATTGGGCTGGACAGCATTACTTTGATATCCTTGATAATGTAGATGCTGTGCAATATATTACACAGCCTGGAACTGATACAAGACGGCCACATGCTAAAGATCTTAAAGTCACATGGAATGGTGCTGACACAACTATGTTTTTTTACGATGGGTGTGCTTTAGTTGGTAACGGACAATACGATACACTTGCTACATATACAAATGGTGATGCTATGGCAATAATACAGAACAATATAGGTGTTATAGGATGCCATCCAGAAGCTGAACCGTTTTGGTATGAAGGTTATACTTGGATGCGTGGCAAGTATACTAATAAACATTATCTACTTCTAGACTTTGTAAACCAGCTAAATACTGGATGTTCAAAAAAATCATTTTAAGCCCATGGACTGCTCTATTAACCTTATCGTTAGTAGTGGGCATACGTATTGCAGATCCTACATTTGTTGAAAAAATACGATTAAGTTATTTCGACACACTGATTACAGCCAAAGCTCCTACAGAAAATAATATCTATACAGTTAACATTGATGAAGCGGCATTAGACAAATACGGACAGTGGCCATTACCAAGGGTTAACTATGCTGAAATTATTGAAGACCTTTATCATCGTAATGCTGGCCTTGTTGTTCTCAATGTGCTTATGGCTGAGCGTGATCGCACTGGTGGAGATAGAGATCTTAGTGCCGCTCTTAAAAACTATCCAGTAGTATTAGGATCAGTACCCAGTAACAAAACAAAAAATACTCCTCGTGTTCCAGGTAGTGCTGTATTAGGACCAGAGTGGTTGGATCAAATCGTACAGTATCCTGGACTTATTGCTAACGTGCCGCAGTTAGAAAATTCAGCGGCGGGTGTTG